GATGGCTTTAAAATAGCATTGTACACATCTAATCCTTACGACACATCTAGCACAGTTGCTTTAACTACTAATGAAGTTTCTTCTGCAGGTAGTTCAAACTATGTTAGAAAAGCTTTAGCTAGTCAGGCCGTTGTAGCTACAACTGCAACTACATCTGTAGACTTTGCAGATGTGACGTGGTCAAGTGCAACTTTCTCTGCAGCTTTTGCAGCGATATACAATGACGATAAATCTGACAAGTTGTGTGTAGTTTTAGATTTTGGTGGAACAAAGACGGCAACGAATGGTGATTTCACTATTTCGTTTCCTGATCCTTCTACCGCTAGTAATGCAATTATTAGTTTAACATCGTAGGATTTTAAATGGCGTTTAAATTAAATGATAGGGTAAAAGAATCTAGTTCAACTACTGGAACGGGTACGTTTACACTAGGTGGAGCAGTTTCAGGTTTTGAATCTTTTTCTGCTGGTATCGGTGGAGACAACACCACTTATTACTGTATCTTTGAAACAGGAACAAATAACTTTGAAGTTGGTTTAGGAACTTTAAATGGAGCAGCAAGCACACTCGCTAGAACTTACGTTATCTCCAGTTCTAATAGTGATGCAAAAGTAAACTTTGCAGGTGCAACAGAAGTATTTTGTACTGTTCCGGGTGCAAAAATAGGTTTACCTACACCAGAAGAATATGGTTCATCATCAGCGCCAAAAGTTATTACAGTTACAGTAGCCGCTAAATCAGGTAATCATCCATATGAAAGTGCGGGAGGGGCATCAGCTAATGCTTATTATTTTGATGGACTAGAATCTCCAGCGATAACATTATCTGGAGCAGATTCATCGTATCCATATTATTATAGATTTGATCAATCTGATTCATCAAACAGTTCACACCCTTTAAGATTTTACTTAGAGGCAGATAAATCTACAGCATATACAACTAACGTAACTACGAACGGAACTGCTGGTAGTTCTGGTGCGTACACGCAAATAGCTGTAGATGCAAACACACCAAATATTTTATACTATCAATGTTCATCTCATGCTTATATGGGTAATTTTGTTAATGTTGTATCTAATAGAGTAAATGGTGATTTAACTGTTGGATCTAAATTAAAAATGCCAACAAACACAGCTAACAAAATTTTAGTAGCTGATGGCACGTCATTTGAAGAAGTTGATATATCTGGAGATGCAACTATTGCATCTGGCGGAGCTTTAACACTAGCTGACTCTGGTGTAACTGCAGCTAGTTATACAAATTCATCAATCACAGTAGATGCAAAGGGAAGAGTAACAGCAGCCTCTAGTGGATCTGCAGGAATATCAGCAGGATTTGCGGTTGCAATGGCAATCGCCTTATAGTAAAGGAGTAATATGGCACAAGATTTTGAAAGATATGGAGACCAAGACGTAGGAACATCGGCGGCTACTATTCATACTAGTAACTCAGATGATGCAATTATTTCTATTCGTTTAGCGAACACAACTACATCAACAATAAGTGCAAGTGTGTTTATTACATCGTCAGTAACAGGTGGTTCTCAAGACCACTACTTAATTAAAAATGCACCAATTGTCAGTGGCGGATCGTTAGAGCTGATAGATGGTGGAAGTAAAATAGTAATTGAATCGGGAGACGTGGTAAAAGCACAGTCCGACACGGCAAGTTCGTTAAGTGTTTGGATGTCTGTTGTCGATGCAATTAGTACGTAAGGAGATTCATGGCCTATTTAGGAAACGCACCAGCAAGAAGTTTTATAAGTTTTGAAAGACAAGTATTTACTATTGTCAACTCTCAAACTGCGTACACTTTAGATCATTCCGTAAATAACGAAAACGATATCAGACTTGTAATTAATAATATTGTTCAAGAGCCAGGATCAGGTAAAGCATATACTGCATCGGGCACAACTCTTACACTATCCGCAGCGTTGGTTAATGGTACGGACGAAATGTATTGTGTGTTCTTAGGTAGAGCTGTTGCAACAAATAAACCTGGTGCAGGATCAGTAGGCGCCACACAATTAGCAAGCGACGCTGTTACTGCTGCAAAACTTAATGATGATATTATCTCTGGTCAAACAGCTCTTGGTGAAGCTCCCGCCGACACAGATGAATTCCTGGTATCAGATGCGGGGACGTTGAAAAGAGTTGATTACAGTTATATTAAAGGCCTTTCTAATTGGTCAGAAAGTTCTGGGAATCTGTTACCAAGTAACGCTTCTTATGGAATTTATTTAGGAGTTAATTCTGCAACAGCAGCAAATCTTTTAGACGATTACGAAGAAGGAACTTGGACAGGAACTGTAAGTAGTGGTGTTTTTTCATATACTCATAACACAGGATATTACAGAAAAGTTGGAAACTTAGTTTATATTCAAATATATATAGTCATAAGTGGTTACACAAGTGGATCAAGAGTAAGTTTAGAGGGATTACCTTTTACATCAAAAAATATAAGTTCTTATGATGGTCATTATCCAATTTCTTGTACTAGATTTAATAATGTTCATGAAAGTGTTTTAGCAGTTTATCCAATGATTAATGCTGGAGGAACAAGTTTAAAATGTGATACAATGAACTCTGCTGGAAATAGTATTACCAGTAATAACGTAGAATTTTTTGGAGCATCTACTATTGCAAGATTTGCAGGGTGCTACATAACAGATTAAGGAGGATAAACTATGGCAATAACAAAAGAAACACTTGTTGGTAAAATAGAAATCGTTGGAGAACACAAATCAGTTCAAGTTAGAACTGATACTGTTATTAAAGAAGATGATTCAGAATTAACAAGAAGTTATCATAGACATGTTTTACATCCAGATGCAGACATAACTAATGAAACTTCAGAAGTTCAAGCAGTATGTAATGCAGTATGGACAGATCAGATAAAAGCTGATTATGAAACTTTTAAAGCTAACCAAGAGAATAACTAATGGCAATAGATAAAGTAGTATCAGCATCAATAACAGACGGAACGATAACTAGTTCTGATCTAGCTTCTGGTACAATAGAAAATCAATCAGCATTTAAAAACATCATTATCAATGGAGATATGAGCTTAGCTCAAAGAGCAACTTCTGTAACAAGTATAAGTTCTGGAAATACAATACACACTTGCGACAGATGGAAAACTTATGCAAGTTCGGCTGGAACATGGACACAAACACAAGAGGCATTAACAACTGGAGATCCTTATACTAATGGGTTTGCAACATCATTAAAATTAGATTGCACAACAGCTAATGGTAGTTTGAGTTCTGGAAGTTATCTATCAGTTGCACAAAGTATTGAGGCACAAAATTTACAATATATTAAAAAAGGAACTGCTAATGCAGAACAATTAACAGCATCTTTTTGGGTTAAAAGCACAAAAACTGGAACTAACATAGTTCAATTTGTAAGTCTTGATGATACAGTTAGAATTTGTGCTCAAAGTTATACTATCAGTTCATCTGATACTTGGGAAAAGAAAACAATAACTATTCCAGCAGACACCTCTTCAACTGGAAATATTTCAAATGATAATGGCGAAGGATTAAGAATGATATTTTGGGTTGTAGCTGGAACAGATTACACTTCTGGAACTTTAGCAACTACTTGGGCAGATTCAGCTAATGCTAACAGAGCTGTTGGACAAATTAATAATGCAGATAGCACATCTAACAATTTTGAAATTACAGGAGTACAATTAGAAGTTGGAACATCAGCATCTGATTTTGAACACATACCATTTGATATAAATGGTTTTAGATGTTGTAGGTATTATCAAAAAGTTGGGTTAAATATGCCTCAATATAGATTTATGCCATCAATATCTACAAACTGGTCAGGAGCTGCACAACTAGGACAACTTACTATTAACTTTCCAATGAGAGCAAATCCAACAACTATTACATCTGGCTCATGGACAGGCACTGGTAAAGATGCAACTGATAACAACTGCGTACCTGGTAGCTTAACAGAAATTGATGGTGATGGTGGGTTTTCAACAATGCACAGATTCTCTTGGAACGCAAACCAAAATAGTGCAAGTTTAGGTATAGGAGCTCAATATTATACAAATGGAGATACCCCAGATCTAGCTTTTGATGCGGAGTTATAATTATGATAAATAAAGATTTAATACAAACAGCTGAGTACAAATATTTAGCAGATGAGCCTGGTGATAATCCTAGTTCATATAGTAAAGAATATATTAATGTTATTTGTTCTGACAATACAAGTGTACAATATCATGTACCTTTAGATAATAAAAATACAGATTATAATATTGTTATGGAATGGGTAGCTGATGGTAACACAATAACAGATAACGATCCTAATTAATTTGTGAACGTAGTTATTGTAGGTGGTGGAACAGCTGGATGGTCTACAGCTTTAGCATTTTCTCAAAACAAAAAATATAACATTACAATCATAGCTTCAAAAGAAATACCTATTATTGGTGTAGGTGAAAGCACTACAGGTTTATTTTTAGATTTAATTAAAAATAATTTTGATGAAAAAGATTTTATAAAACAAACTAGTTCAACTTACAAAATAGGTATTAAACATGTTAATTGGTTAAATGGTAATGATTATTTTAATTCACCTTTAGGGTATGACATAGAAGATTATGATTATTATCGTTTATATCATATTGCAGAAAATAAAAAATTTACATCAATTCAATCTGCATTAATGGAAAACAATCAATTACCTTTTGTAAATGGACTACCAATAGAAATAAACCATAAAGCATATCATTTAGACACATTTAAAACAGGTCAATATATCAAAGAAAAATTACTTAAACAAAATAAAGTAAAACATATTGAGGATACTGTAGTACAAGTAAATAGAAATGAAAACGGGCATATCAATAATTTAGTTACTAAAAAAAATAAAAAGGTTAAAGCAGATTTATATATTGATTGTTCTGGTTTTAAAAGATTGTTAAGTAATCATATACCTTTTAAAAGTTATAAAGATAATTTATTAGTTAATAAAGCAATATCTTTTCATGTAAAAAATAAAAATATTAAAAACTATACTCAAGCAACAGCTTTAAAACATGGTTGGGTTTGGGAGATACCATTGCAACATAGAACAGGTTGTGGTTATGTTTTTTGTGATAAGTTTATAACTGACGAAGAAGCGATAAAAGAAGTAGAAAAATATGTGGGTGATAAGATAGATGTGCAGAAAATAATATCTTTTAACTCGGGTAGATTAGAAAAAGCCTTTGATAAAAATGTATTAACTGTAGGATTATCTACTGCATTTGTAGAGCCTTTAGAAGCTACATCAATACATATGTCAATATTTCAAATAAATCATTATTTAAATAATGCAGATAATTTTAATAAAGAATCATATAATAAAGATATATGTGATTATTGGGATAACATACGAGATTTTATAATACTACATTATAGATCCACGAGAACTGATACTGAGTTTTGGAAAGAAGCCTCTTCTGATAAGATGTTGTCAATTAATTTAAAAACTATGTTAAATATTTGGAAAAAAAGACCCCCAATTAATCAAGATTATGGTCTCTTTTCTAATCTTGCTTTGGGTAATACCCTATGGTTACAAGTGCTATTGGGCATGAATTTATTGGATAAGAGCATGGTAAAAAAAGATTTGATTAAAAAACAGTTGTATAATAAATCTGTAAATGAACATTTTAGACTTTTAAAAGAAATTGAATATGTTACAAAAAATGCTATAAGTAATACAGATTTTTACTTAACACCTTAGGAGGAAAACTATGGCATCACTATCAAGCAAGGTCAGACAATATTGCGCTAATAACGGCGTAGCAAATGTAGACTTTTTAACGGACGTTTTACTTCAGGATGACTCGAACGGTCAGGGCCCTTACATCAAAACATGGAATGTGTCAGGTGTAGCGCAACCTACTGACGAGCAACTGAACGCTGTGGACTCTGCTGCAGATCTCGAAGAGAGACAAAACGCTGCAAGAGCTTCAAGAAAAACGGCCTACGGTGATTTGGGGGACCAGCTCGACATGCAGTACCACGATAATGTTAATGGTACTACTACATGGAAAGATCATGTAGCAAAAGTCAAGACTGATAATCCAATTCCAACTGAGTAAAGGATTAATATATGGCTTACGTAGGAAAAGTTCCGCTCACAGGAGCGTATCAGATTTTAGACGATATATCAGGATCGTTTACTGGATCAACTGCGGGACCGTTTAACCTAACGGTCAGTGGGACTGCTGTATCTCCAGAAACAGAAGCATCCGTAATTATATCCGTCTCGGGAGTCGTACAGCAACCGATAAGTGCATTTACAATATCGGGTAGTCAGATTACGTTCACAGGAAACCCTGCAAGTTCAGATACTTTCTTTGGTATTGTTCTTGGTAATACTTTTGACATCGGAAAACCAACTGATGCAACAGTAGGTGCAGCAAGTTTATCCACAGATTTTTTTGTAAAGAACGCTCAGACATTGACATCATTGTCAATGGCGGGCTCAACAAACGGAGCGATGGTTGGACCAGTAACTATTAGTGGTACGATCACGATTCCATCAGGGAGTACATTTGTAATTTTATAATGAGCACATTAGAAGTAAACACTATTAATCCACAATCTGGAAATGATGTTACCTTAGGTGGTTCATCTAAAAATGTAAAATTTGCTAGTGGTACAACAGTAGATTTTAGCACCAACACACCTACATTAACTTTAGGTGCCACCATGAAAAATACTCCAGCTTTTGAAGCTAGATTAGGTAGTGGTCATGCTGTTGCTAATAACACATGGACAAAAATAAATGTTAATACTGAAGTTTACGACACTGATTCTACATATGATAATTCGTCAAATTATCGCTGGACTCCAGGAGTAGCTGGAAAGTATGTTATTTATGGACAAGTTGGTTTTGATAGTATGAGCGATCAAAAATATGTGTACATGGCTTTATATAAAAATGGTAGCCAGCTATGGACAGATGGAACTGCACTTAACCAGACATCTGCTGCAAGCACACTTGGAGCTGCAGTAAGAGGCACATGGAGTATAGATTTAGATGCAGATGATTATGTTGAATTATATGGTTATCAAAATAATGGAGATAGTAGAAATTCAACAGCTGGATGGTGTTATTTTGGTGGGTACAAAATTGTAGAATAATATTATGGCAAACGGAACATTAAAAGTAGGAACAATAACAACTAGCTCTGGATCTGGTAATATTACTATTGGATCAGGTGTAACTGTTAATGTTAATAGACCAGCTTTTACAGCCACAAAAAGCAACACTTCTCAACAAACTTTAACTGATAATGCTATTACTAAAATTACATTTGACACAGAAGTTTTTGATACTGATAGTGCTTTTGATTTATCTAATGATAAATTCACAGTGCCAACTAATCAAGGTGGTAAATATTTGTTTAATGTGCAAGTACAAGATTATGATGCTGCAGCAAATATTACAGATAGAAGATTATTTTTATATAAAAATGGAAGTGCATTATATAGAAATCAAACATCCGAAGATGCCGATACAGACAGAACAATTGTAACAACACAATTAAATGTTATAGATGATGCTTCTGCTGGTGATTATTATGAAATATATTATCAAGGAAATACATCGGATAGTGGTACATTTTTATTACCTGATAGCACTAATGGAATGTATTTCAGTGGACACAAACTAGGAGCATAATGACAAGTATATTAAAAGTAGA